CTAGGTCTGTGAGTCTACGGCCCTGTGCCTTGGTGAACACCTCCACTGTGTATACGAACAGGTCTACCAGAGGCTGTGGCCCTGATGCCCTGCCGCCGAAGGTCTTCAGTCTCTCACCAGCAGCGCGTACCTTGGAGATGTCCCAGCTAGGGGTGACGCCTTCGTACAGGTAGGTGATGAGCTGCTTGAATGCTGTAGCCCAGCCCACCTTGGAGTCTGCCACTACGATAGTGATGGCGCTCTCGTTCAGCTCAGGGATAGGGGGTAGCTTCTCTACGTATTGACGCTCGACTGAATAGCCTACGCCTGTGCCACACAGCAGGATGTACATGAGTTCATCGAAGGCGCGGGGGTGGTCGATGGGGAGGTAGCTACAGTTGAAGCCAGCTACGTTGTCACGATCTAGTGCCTTGCCTGCTGTCATCATAGCTCGCATGGACGGCATGACACCGCAGCTCTCTATGTTCTTGTACATCTCCTTGCTCTCTGCCTTAGTGAGCGTCTCGCTCCAGTAGTCAACGTAACGCTGCACTGTCTCAGGCCAGAACTCCCTGCGGTTGTCGTCATCCATCCATCGTGCGTAGCGGCTGCTTGCTATGTACTTGCTATATTCGTCCATCACCATCCCCTTTAGTTGATCGCCATTGTAACACACACGAGCGCTCAAGTCAAGGGTGCCTGTCTATTTAGTTGTACTGTTAGTGTGTTAATCTGCTTCTGTAACTCACGCCTTCGACCCCATGCGGAGTAGGCAGCGATAGGACTAGGCAGGGCTATGCCCATTGCCAGCGCGAATGCCCACACCAACCAGAAGGGATACTCTTGGATGTCGTTGTACACTTGGTCTACTATCTCAGCCTCATACTTAATGGTGGAGCTGTCGCCAGTCTGCACCTTAACCATGTTGTCCTCCTGCACCGCCGTCTCCCTATGCCCACCAGCCTGTACGTCAGCGCTGATAGGGGTGATGGATAGGTCCGGCATGGCTGAGCAGCTTGACAGCGCAAGCACTAGGGCTGCTGTTCTAATTATGTTCATCGTCTTGCTGTGCATGGTGTTGTCCTGCGTCTCTGATACGGTTGAGTTGACGGTCTACATGATCTAGCCGTATGTTCTGTTCGATGTCTACGCCCACTAAGCCTAGCTCACCACGCGCCCACTGGAAGCGGAAGGTCTTAGCGTACTCTATCTCTTCTGAGTGCTTGCGGCTGTGTTCCTCCAAGGTGGCGATGCGCCCCTCTAGTAGAAAGAACTGCCCCACAAACAAGCACAACCCCACGCCTACGGCAACGAGGTTGCGGAGTGGTACAGTGATGGGAGTGCTGTCGTCTACTCTCAATGTGCTAGACTCTCGAACACAAAGTAAGCTACGGCAGCAAAGATTGAGCCTACTACCATGTACGCCAGCTTCTCGAACTGCCCTACAGACTTGGTGTTGAGGGAGGCAGTATTCTGTAGCTCCATTATCATGTTAGCATGTCTGTGTATCCTGCCTCCAATGCTGGACACCCTATCAGAGAGAGCGAGGTGCTTCTCTTCCAACCGCACGACCTTGTTAAACTGGCTGCTCATATCCATGAGCGTTCTATCTATGCGTTCGAGTCTTTCTTCGTCAGTCACCACTGCTCTCCTTGTCTGTTCTCATACGCTGAACGCTTCTTCTCCATGCCTGTACCGAATGCCATGTACAGCATCTCTCCAACCACAGGGATAGCACGTATTGAGTCTAGGTCAGCGAACTCCATTGTCTCTTCGTCCCAGTTATGCTCCAGCAGAGTAACTATGTCAGCGATAGCCGCCTCGACAATTCCCAGAGGCGGGATGACAACATTAGATATAGCACCTCCGACTCCGTTACGCATAGCAGTGTCTACGTTGTACCTTCCGGCAGCGCCTACACTAATCGCACCCAACATACTCCAGAGAACACCCGTAGATAAGTCTTCAGGTGCCATCTCAATAGGGTCAGCGAACCCGCTAAACAGGGCTTGACGAGCCTCGTTGATGCCGTAGTTACTGGCCCCAGTTAGTATCATGTAGCTCATCAGGTTGCCTGTTGCTTCACTCTTGTTGCCAGACTTCCATGTTTGGTATACGTTCCTTCGTAGCTGATCCACCTGCTTGAGAGCAAAGGACTTCAGCGTGTACGCCATACGACCATTGGGATTGTCGTGATAAGCTACCGGAAGGGAGCTGATAGACAGCGGCTGTATCTCATTCAGTTCAGAGAACATGAGGACACGCGCATCAGGGCTGGGGTTAACTCCGAAGTTAGGATCGAGCAGCTCTTGTCGCAGCTTCTCAGCACGACCTCCTTCAAAGGCTACGTCATACTTCTTATTGAAAGCAGCAGGGTCTAGGGCTAGCTTCTGCGCCTTGAGCATAGCGGCCTTGATGTGTATAGTCTTACCGAACCTATCCACATTCTTGAACCCAGAGTATTTCAGAGACGTGTCGAGTATCTTAGCAAGCCTACCCATAGGTATCCCCGCCTCCAGCTCAGCGCTGATCCTGTTAGCCATGCCTATGCCGTCTACGCTAATCTTGTTGTTCTTGTTGCCTAGAGTCAGAGCTATAGACTTGGCTGTGTTCTTAAAGCCATTGTACAGGATGGTATGTCCTAAGTCAGCTATCTGTATCGCAGCAGCCTTGGGGTTAGCAAGAGCAGAGATAAGTCCTATGCTCTTAATGTTACGGGCCACAGCTGTAGTGCTTACCTTGCTGTTCCTGAAGCGGCTAACAAGAAGCGCCTGAGCCTGAGCATATCTAGGATCGCTGGGATATATACCTGAGTCCTCAAGAAGAGTTCGTATGCCGAGATCAATGTCAATCTCCTGCCTTCCTCCTAAGTCTACTGTACGCTGCTGTCCCTTGGCTCCGCCCATGAAGCGTCTCTCTTCTACGTTCTCAGTGACACGCCTTACGTGTGACATCAGGGCAGCCAGAGGGTCGGCGTAGTATACGTCAAGGTCGTCAGTAATCTCATCAACCTTACGTGCCTTGGTAGTGCCAAGCGTAGAGGTCTTGTTGTTCTGCCCTCTTCGCATGATCTGTGTGAATACAGCCATCTCTTCGTTGACAGCTTGCTCACCCAGAACCCTACGAGCCGAGGCACCGTTGGTTATCTTACCGCCGCCTGTCTGCTTGGACACCTTGGTAGCCGCCTCAGCCAAGTGCTGGTCAAGGGCATCCATCTTCTGTCTACCACCGAGAGCAGCAGTTAATCCCTTTACGTCCTTAACCACACGAGGTAGCAGCTTAGGGCCAGCCGAACGGGCATAGCCTACGTCAGCTAGGTCTAAGTCCAAGTCATCCAAGACCTTCTTAGCATTGTTCCATGCTGCGACAATAGAGGGGTCACCCTTAGCAGCAAGCAGAGCATCAATACCAGCCATGTCATCCTTGTTCCACAGCTTGGTCATCGTAGCGTACAAGGGCTTGTCTTTAGTTAGGGGAGACAGTCCGTGTATTGCGTCTACTCTATCAGATGTCTTATAAGATATGTTAGCGTCCATCTCTGTGAGCCTGAAGCCCATCTTCTGGTGCATGTTAGACAGACGTGTGTTGACAGCGCCACCGAAGTGATCCAACCACCCAGATACTCCCTCCAGCTTACCTGATATCCTGCTACGCTCCGCATTCTTGTACTCGTCAGGAGTCTGCGAACGCCTGCTCTGCATGTCAGCCCTGTGAGCGTCTAGTGTAGCTTGCTCAGCCTTGGCTGGAATCTTAGGCTTGTTGGTAGCCTGTACCATGATAGCCTTCAGCTCTTGCTCTCCGTAGCGGTATGCTACGTCACTCTCTTCCTTTACTATGCGTAATATCTCTGGGATAGAAGCGTCTGGGTTGTCCATACGAGCCATGATGAATGCGCCCTGCACCTCATCAACTACGTTGTTGGCGTCAGACACTGTGTCTAAGGCCTTGACGTGATCCTTCACGTACTTGTTAGCTGCAACCTTATTAGTTACACCCTTGAGTGCACTGCCTACTACAGCACCGCCGACAGTACCAACGAGGGTAGACTTAGCGATGTGCCATGCCATGTCAGTAGCTTCGTTGAACTGAGCGTCCAGTGTGCCTACTCCGTAGATAGTAGCGTCAACAGCACCAACAGCACTGGCACCAGCAGCGGCGCCCTTGACGCCTCCGCCAGCCTTGGCTGCTACAGCGGCAGCGCCACGTCCAGCAACGCCAGCACCGAACGTCATTAACGCACCAGTGGCCTCGAATATCATAGCCTCAGCGGGATTCTCTTCAGCGAATAGAGCCATGTCTGCTGCGCTATCTGCTGTACGCTCACGACTAGCATCCCAGAAGTCTGCTAACCTGCCGTCTTCTCCGAACCAGTCCTTCCCATCAGGAACGCCATCGAAGTTCCTGTCGAGATCAGACAGCATGTCTAAGTTAGACACGAAGCCCTGTGCATCATTAGCCAATCCGAAGCTAGCACCATTAGCTAACGCCTGAAGGCGGCCATTGTTGGTGTCATAGCTAGACAGACCGTTAGTCTCCTTGAAGCTAGCAACAGCATCGTCACCGTAAGTGCGGGTGTCTACTCTATTGGTGCCAGCGAAGGCTGCTTTAGATGACTCTCTGAGCTGCTCAGCAACCATGAAGTCTTCATTCTCCTCAGCCAGTATAATAGCCTTAGAGTACTGCTCCTGAGTGTAGCTCATTAGTTATCCCCCTCGCTTGAGTCAGCTGCTGTAAGGTAATCTTGCTCAGACATACCGCCCGTCTTGTTTATCGCAGCCATATCCCCTCCTGAATTAGCCCTCTGATCCAGAAGGAACGAAGTCAGCTTGTAGTTCATGGTTGCCAAAGACGTACGAACCCCGTCTTTAGCATCTGTCTCGATAATCTCTTTAAACTTCTTGAGTACTATGTCCTGAGACAGGCCAGCAGAGAACGCAGGGTTGTTGAACGACAGGCTCTCCGCTGTCTGGGCCAGAGTTAGCTGCATGTCCCTGTTCCACTGCTTATTGGGCCTAGGTCCATCGCCGCCCCATGTAAAAGGATTCAAAGTTGCCCTGTTTGCATCCAACTCGCCCCAGTCACCGAGAAGCTCCTGCTGATCCTTAGCGAACGCGCGGCTTGTGGCTGTAGAATCAACCCACACCTTCTTCCCTCCAACCTTATCTTGCTGAGCGTTAGCCCTCTGATGGCCTACCCATGCCACTCTTCCACCAGAACTCATAGTCGATAGCTTCTTTGTAACAGACGCTAGCTCTGCCTTCATATCTGCCTGTCCCTGTGGGGTCTGAGGCCATGGCTTCATGCTGAGAACATACGCTTCTACCTTGCCGTCTGCATCTCTAGTAGCGTTAACATCCCGCATGCCTTCTGCACTGGCATTATATGCCTTAGCTCTAGCGGCATACACATCCGCAGGCTTCATCGGAAGACCGTTCGTCATCATAGCCACGAAAGTCTGATCGCCCCACTTGCCATCTATAGCCTGCTGAGCGAATTCTTCACGTATCTTAGTCAGAGCCACCGCATCCTCCCCTGCTGCCGTTACAGCCTTCTCAGCTGCTTTAGCCGAATCAGTAGCTATAACGTGACTCTCTACTGCTCGTTTCTCTCTCGCCGCAGCCGTAGCTTTAGCGACTACCGCCTTGGCCTCGTCACGCTCTTTCTGGTCATGCCCAGTGTACAGTGTCATCGCAGATTGAGGACTCATTATACCTGCGATGAGGGACTTCGCTTCAAGCTCGTAGCCAAGCACCTCAAGATTAGCGGCCAGCTCGTCCCTTCCTCCGTCAGCGAAAGTCTTATCTATCTCACCCTGTACGATACTTGCTTGACGCTGGTCGTATTCTGTCTTGTTTTGGTCAGACCTCTCGACACTCTGGGCCATAGAGAGAGACTGCTGTGATGCAGCCATGTCACCGCTCTTAGCTTGTCGAGCAGCCTTCTCACGTAGAGATGCTGGATCGTTGATGTCAACCTCTGGGGCACCTAAGTTAGCGGCAGTGTTCTGTAGCCCGTCCATTAGGTTCTGAGTGTTAGTCATGTTACCGAACATACCACTCTTGTTACCGTACTGCATTGTGTTTGCTTGTCCTGCCATTGTCATAGCTCCTTAGGATTAAAATAGGTACGAGAGAGCGGTGTCAGCTACAGAACCAACAGCCGATGCCGCAGCACCAAACATTCCGGCCTCCAGATCACCAGACGCGATATTGGCATTCATGTACATCTCTTGTCCAGTCATGTTAGCCTGTGTGTTTAGGTTAGCACCTGCTATCTGTCCTGTCTGATTGAGGTTACTGTTCTGTATCGCAGGGTTCATAGAGTTTATGAGACTGGCTTCAGATACGTGAGAGCCTCTAAGTGCTATGTCTGCTGCTTGTGTCTGTTGAAGCTGCTCTTGTCCGGCCTGTGAACGTGCGCCGAAGAACGCCTGCAACAGGCTATCCTCTTGTGCGCTCCTGTTAGCGTACTGCTCGGAGCTTCCGCCACCAAAGCCTGTACGTCCTGTGGAGTATAGGTCATTAGCCAACTGCTGATCCTGACGCTGGAATCCCGGCTGTAGCGCAGCCTGTGCACCTGCGAATATGTCGTTTGTGCGATCTCCAACACTCTGTCCTGCTGCTGCAAACATTCCGTTTGCTGCGCCCATAGCTGCGTCAGATGTTGCTTTCTGATCCGCGCCGAGAGAAGCAACATAGCCGCCGTTAGGTCCAGTCGTTACGTTGCCTGTGTTAGTAACTACCGCGTAGGGATTCCACGCTGTATCCGTCTGAGCCTGTGTGCCAATCTTCTCTAGGTCATTCCTAGCCTCATTGCCTACCTTCTCTATATTCTTCTGGGCATCGTTCATGCCCGCAGCTTGAACACCGCCTGTTAGTACGTCTCCAAGTAAGCCCATTAGTAAGTTCCTCCGTCTAGTGTAGCGGTCAGCACGCCTGTTATAGTGACGGCTGCTGCTGTGAGTGTGCCTGTGAATGTTGGGCTAGCCGTGTTGGCCTTAGTAGCTGACGCTAATGCTATCGCGTTATACTCTGCGTCTATCTCTGCTCCGCTGACAATCTTAGCAGGGTCGCCCGTACTGAGAGAGTCTTTGACGGCAAAGTTCGTAATCTTTGTGTAGTTACTCATAGTAATCTTCCTAGTAGTGTCTGTATGTTAATCTCTTGGAGGGAGAAGCTAGCTGAGTCTACTTCAGTTTCAATCCCTATCCTCAGTGTTGTTCCTCTACCCCCTACGTTGCTGGACTGACGAGTTATGTCGCTCTTTACTCCGTACTCAGCTATACCGAACTCTGCTACTCCGTAGTAGAAGAACGTACTTGCGGCCTGTAGCGGCACGACTAGAGATACGTTAGACCCAGAGTAGTCGTATGAGGTGCTTAGGAAGTAAGGGTTGCTAGTGTTAGTGGCCAACGTAAGAGTAACTTTCTTTGCCATCTTCAACCGAGTACTGTCTCCGAAAGACATATAGTTGGTGAAGTATCGGAAGGGGTACGAGACTCCGTGATCTAAGTACCCAGTGTATTCAACTACTGACGATCCCTTGGATGTGGTTAGCAGAGTCTGACCGTTTCGTGTGACAGCCGCTGTGGCATCGGTTCCAACCCAGCGTGTTACGCGCATGGCTCCCTTCTCATCACGGACAGAAGTATTGAATGCCAACACATTAGGAGTATACTCAGACAGCAGCAGGTATAGCTGCTCCTCTGGTATGAAGAGAGCACGTATACGATACTTCTGACCTGCTGTCAGTTTAAGGAGAGTATCACGCAGATCAGTACGGACGTTGCTGCTAATCTCTCCAATAGGCATGCTCTTCTCTTGTATGAGACGACCAAGACTACGAACCCCAGAACCGTCTAGGAACAGAACGTCTGACCCTAGGCTTTGTACGGTGTCTCGTGCTATGCAGCCTACTCCGCCAATGGTGTCGCCTAGCGTTATGCCGCCATCGGTTGGGGCAGCAGAGGGATTGCCTTCGCAGTTGTTGTATACGACTACGTTGTCTGTGCCGAAGATGATTAAGGCTGCGTTGTGTACGTGCAGGGCTTCGATGGTGTCGTACCCTGAAGGCCAGTAGTGGCTGATGTTTAAGAAGCCAGCGTCAGTAGCTTCAGCTATAACGAAGTCTTCTCCGTTCAGACGTGTGCTATAGTACACTACTTGGTGGTTGTCTACGTCAGTGTTACCCAGCCATAAACGGCCATAAGCAGAAGTACCACACTTAGCACGAGGCATAGAAGTAGTGTTGACGTATGTGGTTGTTGTAGCGTGGTCGTATACTATAGGGTCGTGGCCTTCCTGTATGAAGAACACCTTGTTGTTGAGGTCAAGTATCTGCCAGTTGTCGGCAGTAATCCCCGGCGTTAGTGGGGTTATGTCTGTGTACGTACCTGCTACGATGTCAGCAATGTATAGCTTTAGGGCAGAAGCTACGAAGATAATCTCTGTTCCGTCTTCTGCTAGGAAGTTGTACATGACAGAAGGCGTGTCCGTCCCTATGGGGGTGGCTCCCTCTCCTGCAACAAGGACATTGAATCCCTTACGAGCAGCAATCCTGCCGTAGTTATCAATGACTGCATTGTCTGCCACCTGAGCAAATCCATCAGGCATGTCTGTCTGGGACCGCTCAGTGTTAAGACCGAGGAAGCCGGGAGCTGCAATGGTTAGGTTAGTCTGCGCTTGGCTCATCTGCGGTAGCTCCCGCCAAGAATAGGCTCTGCCTTCCAGTCGGATTCTTCGTCATTACGTGCGCTGTCGTAGGCTATTGCGTCTGATAGTGTTCTCTTGGCTATCTGAAAGTATTCCTGTGATGTGTTACCTTGCACTTCTCCACGCTCTCGCACAGCCAAGGCTACAGCAAGATCACGTACAGGACGTGCAGGAATCACAAGTACGTCAGAGCCGTCTACGAGGTCTGGCTTACGCTGCCAACCAACAACTACCAGAGTTGTGTCTGCACTAGGAGCTGGGCTGATCTGTATTACAGCGTCTCCATTGGCATCAACTCCATTGTTGCACCAGTTGCTTACAACACCAGCGGCTATATTGTTGCGCAGTCCTTCTATCTGCATGAACCGGCGTGATCTCTGTATAAGCAAGCCGCCGTTGTTGGTCAGGTTCATAGCATAATCAATCTTGATAGCGTTGTTGCTTCCTACCAGACTAACCTTGTCTGGATCAGCAGCAGCTGCTAAAGCTGACACTTGCAGCTCTACCAAGTTGGCAGACCAGTTGTGCGCGTCCTCGACCTGCTGCTTAGCATCGTTGACGAAGCTAGCAATCAGTGCAGAGTATGGGTTGTAACTTACGGATGTAACTGTGTCATCTCGGATGGCGATAAGCACATCGTTAACTAACTCTAGGTATGTTCTCATCGGTTTAGATGCTCCATTTGGTCTAATAGTGGGCCTAGTATAGCGTAAGCTGCTGGGCTAAGTTTGTCATAATCGAATAGGTTGCCGGGACGAGCTGCTTGCGATCCGTTGCCAATGAGAGCAGAGGCAGAGCCTAGACCGCCACCGAATCCGTCTCCTCCATCGCCGCCGTTCTTGCCATCAGTTCCGTCTTTGCCGTCTTTGCCGTCTACGCCAGCTTCGCCATCGTTTCCATCGGTTCCGTTATCGCCGTTGTTTCCATTCTGTCCGTTAACGCCGTCAGTCCCGTTCACTCCAGTGCCGCCAGTTCCGCCACCGCTAGTATCTCCACCGCCGCCTTGAGCGTCTATAACCTTCTGCCACTCAGCATCCCCCCAATTGTCTGTATCCGCATAGGGGTTGTAAGAGTCAGTATCACCCGTGGTGGTGGTAGTATCTGTGGTGTCAGTAGTGATTGGGCTAGTTCCGAGTATGTCATCTGGATCGTATTCATTACTGTTGCCGTCTGGTATCCAGTCTAAGTTAGGGTACGTAGGTGTTTCCCCTGCCCCTACATCTCCCTTGTACTGGTCTGCGTCATCGTAAGACACCTCAGTAAGCTCAGGGCCGCGCCAGTCATCGTGTCCTGTGTAGTAGTCGTCCAGCTTGGTTCCATCAGGGAAGTCCACACCAGAGTACGACTCCCAGTCACTCTTGATGCCATTAGCCAAGTCAATATCGCCGTCTGCTATAGCAACATCTACAGCCTCAAACAGTTGATACTCCACCATGCCGTCATCGTTATTTGCGTATAGAATTCGTCCGTCAGCCGTCTCCCAGCGATCACCAAAACGATAGTCGGTGTCGTTTATATCAACATAGTTTCCGCCCTCGTCTACCCAGTAGGACGTAGCGTCTCCTCTCTCACCTGACGCAGGAGCGTTAGACAGAGCGTTCTCTTGCACGTCCAACGGCTTGTCTGTAAGCTCAGGGCTTGCCTCAGTAGACGGGGCGCCGTCTGATCCGCCGCCACCGCCGCCACCGCCGCCATCTTCGCTCAGGTCATTGTTAGGAACAGTGACGTTGGTGTTCTGGTTGGTAGTCCAGTAGGGGTGTGTAGGATCAACAGGGCCAGAGCCGTCTGCTAAGATTGGACCTTCATAGTCCTGCCAGTTGTGGTGGCCAGAGGCCCAAGATTCGCTTGCCTCGAAGTCACCACCGCCATTGACAGACATATTGTGTGTCTG